ATGATTCACTCAATCAAAAGTAATAATCCAAATTTTAAGTCTGTAACTTTTCACTCTGGTTTTAACATTATTTTAGCAGATCGAAGCCACGATGATAAATCAGAAGATAAGCAAACAAGAAATGGTGCAGGAAAATCAACTCTCGTTGAAATAATACATTTTTGTTTAGGTTCTCAAGTTACGGCGAATTCTGTCTTTAGGAATGAAAATCTTAAAGGGTGGTCATTTATATTAGAAATAGATATCTGTGATAAAGCCTACAAAATCGAAAGATTTACAGATTGCCCATCTAAAATATACATCGATGGTAGTGATGTTTCATCCCTAAAATTTGAATGCAAGTATGATAAAAAAGCTTGCCGTTATTATGTTTCTCCTAATGCATTTAATAGGGCAATGTTGGAGGAGTTTTACGGCATTGTGGCAACAGAAGACAATCAAAGGTATATACCTTCTTTTCGGGAATTAATATCATATACGATTCGAAGAAATGTTGATGGTTACAGAAACGCTTTTGAATTCTTTTCACGTCAAAAAGCTTCAAGTGTGCAAATATGCAATGCGTATTTTCTCAATTTAAGCATTGAATATGCTGGACAATTTCAACGGCTTAAAGAGAAAAAGAAAGGAATTGAAGACTACAAAAATGCTACGAAATCAGGTGTGATTGGTTCTTTTAGCTTGAATATCGGTGAATTAAGTACAGAAGTTATTACTCGACAAAAAGATGTCGATGCATTTAAAAAGCAATTAGATACTTTTCGAATCCACCCACAATATGAAAAAATCTTAAAAGAAGCGAACTCCTTAACCAATGAAATACACGCTCTCACCAACACTCTTGTATTACGAAAACGTTTATTAGAAAAATATGAAGCAAGCTATGCAGCAGAGGACTGTGGATTACCTATTGCAGAGATCGAAAAAATTTATTCAGAAGCAGGAGTGCTGTTTCAGGACTCTATTACTCACTCTCTTTCTGATGTAATCGAATTTCATAACGCTATCGTTTCTAACAGAAAGGAATATCTCCGTAATGAAATCTCGATCCTAAAAAAAGATATTCTAGAGATTAGCAACCGGATGGCAACCCTAAGTATAAAACGTTCTGAAAAAATGAAAGTACTTGAAACACATGGTGCACTAGCCGAATATGTTTTAATTCAAGATCGTTATACAGAGGCTAAACAACTCCTAGATGATGCAAAAAAGAGGTTAGAATCTGCAGAATATATTGAAGATAGCAAAAGTAGATTAAAAATCGAAAACCAAGAACTGCTAATCAAATCTCGCCAAGATTATAATGAACGTATCCAAATACGAGAGAAAGCTATATCATTGTTTAAAACCAACACCGAATTTCTTTACCCTGAAGGGGGAACTTTAACAATCGATTTAAAAGAGTCCGGGTACTCTTTCGGTATTGATATTAAAAGTTCAAGGAGTCAGGGCGTAAATTATATGAAGGTGTTTTGCTATGATATGATATTAGCTGAATTGGGACGTGCTAGAAGTCGATATCCTGATTTTCTTATCCATGACAGTACTATTTTTGATGGTGTTGACGAACGGCAAGTGGCTCGAGCATTGATGCTTGCACAATTAAAATGTGAAAAGTTAGGGTTTCAATACATCTGTCTTTTTAATTCCGATGTGATTCCATATCAAGAATTTGATGATGAATTTACTTCTCAATTTAACGATAATATTGTATTAAGAATTTCAGACAGTCAAGAAACAGGCGGTTTGCTAGGAATACGATTTTAAAATTTGACAATAAAAAACTATAACTTGCCACGCAAAATGAAAAAGCGCTCCTGAACCCCACCGTTCAAGAGCGCTTTTTCGCATACATATTCTCTTTTCAATCAGGGCACGATCTGAGAAAGCCAATATCTACGCTTCCCGGAAATTGTCCACGCTCACATAACCGGTGACATACTTTCCCGCCGGTGTCTTGCCACAGTACTCTGCCTTGGTGGTGACACGATAGCGACCATTCCGGCAGCACTTGCCGTCATAGATGTAGTACGTGCCCTTGGGCAGGTAGCCAGCGGGCGTCGTCGCAGATTCATTGGCGAAAAGCTGCGTTTTCTCCTTATAGAGCTGCACCCGCTGCCCCTGCTTCCAGTCGTAGCGGAGTTTTACCGTAGTAGCAGAACTGGACGGCTTTGTGGCTGCGGTGCCCTGTCCCATCTGCGCTGCGACATCCGCCAGAAACTTATGCCAGTGCTGGGTATCCTCTGTGTCAGAACCGCCCTTGGACTTGGGCACAAACCACTTGGGGCAATTCTTTCCGGTGACGTCGAAATGGCGAATCACACCGCCTTTCAGCGGATGTAGCCCGTATTTCTTGCACAGGCTCGCTGCGAGTTCCACCATGGACTTGTAGGTTGCGCCATTGAATCTGCCAGTCCAATCCGGATGGCAGCACTCAATGCTTACGGTGTAGCCGTTCGCCTGATTGGTACACCAGCTGACCTCGTTATCCGGAATGCAGCAGATCACCTCACCGACCAAGCCAATGATGTAGTTGGCAGACACCTCGGTGGAAGTGTTCTGGAAGTAATTTCGATTTGCCATTGCGGAAGTCCCCGGATTTGCCACCCAGTGCATCGCAATTGCATCGGTACAGCTCCGCTTGGTGTACGGGCGATTGTGTGTCAAATATTGATTGGTAATCGTCATTTTTCTCGCTCCTTTCAGGCGTTCTCCTCAACTTCCGGCAGCCCCGCCACGCTTGTCAGCACGGACAGCACGCCTGCCAGCAGCGCAGAGCTGCCCACCATTACCCAGCTGACCTCCTGCATCACAGCAGCCACGCCGATGACGCCAACAGCAGTCTGCGCCATGGTCTTGACCGCCCGGATGCCGGCTGCTTTCAGCCACTGTTTCCAATTCCGTTTTTTCATTTCTCCAGCTCCTTTTCCAGTTCTTCAATTTTGCACTCGGCGAGCAGGACACGCTCCTGCACCCCGTTGTGCTTATCCACACGCCTTGACAGCACCTCCACGTCTTTTCGCAGTGCGTCAAGGCGTTCTTTCAATACTGCGGTTGCCTTGCTCTGCATCAGCGCAGAGCCTGCCACAGCCCCTGCCGCTGCAATGCCGGCGGTGATGATCTCTGTCCAGTCCACTACTCGCCCTCCGTGCTTTCTGTTGCCTCATAGTCACCGGACAGCAGCACCAGCATTTCCGGCGTGAGATTGCCGGATGCGAAGATCTGATACTGTCCGTTTTTCAGCTGTGCCGCCTTGATCTCAGCGCTCCCCCAGCTGCTGCGCTGGATGGACTTGCCCTGTTTCAGTTGTTCCACTGCCTCAATCAGATTCATACACGTTTCCTCCTCAAATCGCTGTAATCGACTGGATCAGCGGATGACTGTTGTTGCTCCGTCCAACCCATACCAGATAGTACTTGCCAGCTGTTACGCCCTCGCATGGTGTCAGCGTGGTGATGTAGTCCGTGCTGTACAGCCACTGTAATGACAGGTCGATGTAGCTGCCCTCCGTCTGTGCCTTTTGCAGGATATCCGCAGCCGTTCCGCTGTCCGACTGTACAAGGCGCATAATACCCGATTCATTGCTACTCGCTGCAAATCGCATGGCAATCTGTGTGGCAGATGTCACTTGTAACGGCACTGTGGAGCATGTATAACAGCTGTAGTCCCAGCCAAACACATCTGTCCCGTAGTTTAGGGAGTAGCTATTTTTTTCGCTGCAAAATGTCGGGTGCAATGCGACAAAATCCGCAAGACTGTATACCGTGCTGTTATAGAGCAGATAGACGTTGTCTTTGTGGTCAGCATCAAACGCCACGGTCTTTGCTGCAGGCGTACCGCCGGAGATATCCAGCACCTTTGGCACGAGGGTATTCAGTTTTTCGGTTGTCGATGCCGGAACGCCCTTTGCAGTAAGGTTTGCCGCCAGCTTGTCACGCCACTTGTCCAGCTCCGTCAGATACTGTGCAATTGTCGCCATTTACTCCGTCACCTCCACAATATCCGCCAGCGCTGTCTGGATGTCGCCAAGGGCGGTTTGCAGGTCGTAAATTTTTTTCGGAAAATTGGTCTGAATGTCTGCCAGATTGGCAGGCGTTAACGCATGGAGCACTTCAATGTTTGTGTGCGTGTGCGTTTGTGTAACTAGTTTTAACCAATCTGATTCTGTGATCCTGTCCAGTGTGGCCATGTTTGCATGCGTGTGGCATCCGATTATCACAGATTTTCGGTCTTTGTCAATTTCGATGGTGATCCCGCCATCCACGCCAAATGTAATAACATCTGACTTATTGGAGGCGACAAACATGTTTTCTCCGGAGTTTCCGAGCCGCACACTGCTAAAAGCCTTTGTTGCATATGGTGTCAGGTCTACATCTGCGCCCTCGGTAAAGGATTCCGTGGTTGTACCGTCCTTGTCGGTAATGGTGATAGTGACAACACTGCCGGTCTTTTCGACTTTTGCGGACGGAGAAAAACCGTCTGCACCATCTTTTCCATTTGTGCCGTCTTTTCCGGCAGCGCCGGTGTCGCCTTTTTCGCCACGATCTCCCTTTTCGCCTTTTTCTCCCGGTGCGCCAGCTTCTCCGGCATCGCCTTTCTCGCCTTTGAGAGATGCAAGCCACTCCGTTTCCGTGCCGGTATATCCAGCGTCTACAGCGATCTGGTAGGCGGACTTTCCATCTGCTCCGTCTTTACCGTCCACACCGTCTTCGCCGTCCTTGCCGTCATGCAGGGATGCAATCTTCTTGTCGATTTCTTCCAGCAGCTGGGCGTACAGGTCGGGCGTTGGCGGGATAGGCGTTTCGCCGTCGCCCTTAAAGCCTGCTCTCTTTATACTGAGGCAGATGGGTACTGTTGTACCACGCACAGAGCCATCCACGGCATACCCAAAAATGCTGATGCTGACACATCCGGTCTTGATCTCCGCTGGAAGCATGCAATGGCAAACCGTGTCAGAGCCAAGATGCACATGATACGTCTTGTCCTCCTGCACAAATTGGGCGGTTTTGTCGAGGTCGTCCCAATCCGCAGAAAACAAAAAGCACATGTCTACAAAGTTCAGCTGCTGATCGGCGATGACCTGACGGTTTATCAATTCAATTTTCTGCCCATCAATGCAAAATTTCAGCATCAGCTTTTCACCTCATTCCACGTCTTGTTGTCACGGTCATATTCCATTGTTCCGTCAACGCAGACAATATTGTTCAGATACCCAGGGCTTGTGCTGCTGTTGCCGTCCCAGTTTGCATACTTTTCAATTGCCTTCCATTCTTCCAAACTGCCCTCATAGGTGATCGTATCCAGCAGAGTGCAGTAATTAACGCTGTTTGCGCCAATCTTCTTCACGTTCTTGCTGATCGTCATCTGATTCAGTTTTTTGCATCTTACAAAGCAAAATGCCGGAATTTCTGCGCATTCTACCCGAACACTCTGCAAAGCATCTGCACTCTGAAATAGGTAAGTTCCTAGTGTTGTCAATGTTTCTGGTAAAGTGACTGTGACCATAGACTGGTTTGCAAACGCCTCATCTCCGATCGTATCCACAGAAGATGGAATTTGCAGCGTAGTCAAACCACCATCTGAAAATTGGAAAAAAGCACGTTTGCCGATTCGTTTCAATGTGTTCGGGAAACTTGCCATTGTCATATTGCTACACCGTTCAAAAATACTGTTGCCGATCTCGGTAATACCCTTACTAACGACCAGCTTTTTGATTTCCTCGCTTTCATAAAACGGAGAATCGCTGATCTCATAGTCATACGTTGCTCCAGAGCCACGCAGCAGCAGCTTTCCGCTGTCATAAAGTACATAGTAGACATTCTCGCCACATTGTCCGGTCGCTAGAATTTCGCCTGCTGTCAAGTCGTCTACCTTGGTTTGCAGTTCAGAAATCTGACTGTTCATTGCATCCAGCCGCTTTTGCAATTCGTCCAGCGTGGCGTTTGTCTTTGCCATTTCGGAAAGCATCTCGGTCACCCTGCATTTGCCAAGAATGCACTTGCAGTAACCGCAGAGGGTTTCGTCGTCCCGTACATCCTGCAAACTGTCGATAGCACCGCCTGCCGCCAGCTTGATATAGCACAGCGTAAGGTACTTCTTAGTGTCAGTGCCGGCGAACGCCGGCTTGTCAGAACTGCCGGCAAGTCCGGCGGCGACCTCGAAGGAGCAGGCACGCACCGAAGATGCGGTATCACAGGAAATGCCGACGGCGATCATGCGTGACAAGCCCGTGTCTGCATAAGCAGATACGTCAATGACCTGGGGCTGTGCAAGAATCGCATAATGTCCGCCGATCCACGCATACCCTGTGCCGATGGTCAGCGAGGTATCACTGTAGGACAAAGAAAAGCAGTCGCCCCATGTGTCCAGGATTCCGTCACAAATGATCGCCGACAAATACCCCGTGAAGTTTTCTGCGGTGTACACCCTGTCCTCTGTGCCGTCTGCACAGTTAAAAAAGCCGTATTCCAACGGCGTGTTGATCTTTGTCGTATTCATGTTATCCCTCCAGTGTCTGCATGACCGGCGTCAAACTGTAGCCGTCCTTGTCAAAGCTTTCGATCATACCAATCAGCTGTATTTTTTCAGTCACCAGACCGAACCGTGTGTTCTCCACTGTCACATAGTCCCCGACTGCATAATCTATACCGTACTGATACTGCCGACCGTCCGAGGCAATGGTCGCTGCACTGCTGGTCTTGATCTCCGTCAGCTTTTCTGCAGCACGAGAGATTAGCAGCTGCCTGTATTGTTCCTCCGGAATTTCCGTTTCCGTGCCGTTGTCGTTTTCCGTGTCGGCAATGTCGTTGGCGTCCACATACAGCTCGTAGCGATCCAGACGCTGTGGTTCGCTGTTTCCGGTGTAATAGGTCGCCTGTTTTCTCTTGGAACCAGTCCCCTGCCCGAAAGCGTATGCAAAGTTGGTGTACTCCGTGCTGTCGGTCTCATAAGTGTAGTTGATCAAATTGTCATAGGCATCGGAAAACACGATGGCGGCTCGCTCTGACTGCGTGACACTTCTGTCCACGCCTTCTGACAAGTCGAACTGCAGCTTGAACCTGCCGTCATCGGTGCCAACCTCATACGGCACAAGGGTGATATTTGCCGTGCCGCCGACCAGCTTGCAAATGGTGTAAATCCACTGCATCAGATTTTCGTAGCTGACCTGCAGCACGTTCCTGATCTCCCAGCAGTTCCCGGACACGGTTCCCAGCTCTAGCGACGGGATCACCCTCTCGGAGGAAGACACCCACACCTTGATGCAGTTTTTCCGGACGGCGGTCTGCACAATCTCGCCATATGTTCGCATGGCGGTAAATGTCATGGCGGGATAAATGATGCGGCGTTCCAGCAGCGACATCAGAAAACGTCCCTTGACCGTCAAATAGTCGCCGTTCTCCGCATCCGTTTCCAGTTTGACCTGCTTAATAATGCCATAGTTTTTCGTATCGTCCGACCGCCCCACCACTCTGCCTTTCCGGAAGATGCGGACGCTCTCCGGGCTTGCACCGATATACACCTCAAACGCGCCGCACTCGTAGTATTCCACATCCCAGATCAGACTTGTGAAGGTGTCGCAGATGGCAACCTGAGTCAGCGGCTGGTAGTAGCTGCCGCTGGCATCCGGCTCGGAAAACTGATAGATGTTCAGATACATGATTCACACCCCCAAATATGCCGTCCGCAGGATCACCTTAACCGACACGTTCGTAACGCCGACACCGTTCACATAAAATGTGTTCTCGCCAGTTCTGGCTGTCAGCCATTCCGACAGCTTCAGATTGCCGATCCAGTTCTCCTGCACGCCGTTTCGTGTCATGATGCACGTCTTTCTTCCGATGTGCGTGGTGATCGTTAAGATGTCCCCATCTTCAATAGGTGCTCTGATCCGCATATACGCACCGGTCTCTGCATTGTAGATACTCAGATTTCTGGTGTTCTTTCCTGCTCCGCCGATGCCTGTGATGATAAATGTCAGCCCGATCTCGTCCCCTTCGTTTTGCAGACGCAGATACCAGGAGCGGTGATAGTACCCCAACGGCACGCCCTTGCTGTCGATAGCGAACGGAAACTTGAATGCTCCGGAGATGTTTCGGTATTCGGCGATCTGCTCCGACAGGCTGTACCAGTAAATGTCCGGGCATATCACGCTGATCTGCCCGGTAGTGGTGTCAGTGAAGTTGTCTACCTCGTTGGTCTCCACATAGCCCTCTGTATACACGCTGATCTTTCGGGTGCGGTAATACACCTTGATGTAATGTGCCGACTTTACCACCCGATACAGGGCGTGGCGGCGTGATTCAATGTCCACGCCCTTCATGCGGTAAGAGATCACCACATTCCGCTTTTCCAGAAACGCTCGGTTCAAATAGCTTCCGTTGATCCCGGCATAGGCAGAAGTGTTAATTGTTCCGGCAGGCGGCGACAGTCCCTCTATCTTAGAAGTCATGTATTGGTTTGCCGTTGTGGTCATGTCCAGCTGCTCCCCGTTTTCATTTTCCAGAATAAGTGTAAAAAACATGATTGCACCCCCTTGTTTTTTCTCTGGAATTGTTGTATAATAACAAACAATAATCGTTTCCGAATTATTGTGCTTTTATTCAAGCTAATTTAACCAGGAGGAAATAGTATGATTGACCTTGAGAAACTCAAATCACTTTTTGGTAGACCAGAAACTGCGGCTCTTATTGAAGATAGTGAGTATATGAAAATTCAAAATGATGATAAAGCCGGCATTTATTCATCACCACACATATTTGATGCAACAAAAAAGACTGTAAAAGATATTGTAACTTCATTGTCACTTTGTGAATATACAGGGATGAAAACATTCTATGAAGGTGCCGCACAAGGGTACAGTTCCGATATAGAAATTAAAAAACAACTGGACGATTCGAAGTACTACATAATCATACGGAATATTGATAAAGTATCTCCAAGTCATGGTAAATGGGATGATTTAATAGGCATCATTAAAAGCCAACGTTATAACGGACAAGCAGAATTTCTTGAAAATTGCTTGATCGTTATAACGAAATCCGACTTGTCTAATATAAATCTCGAATTAGATGTATATTGTACTAAATGTATCCAATGAACATCATTACCGTATTTGTATTTATAAGAATCACAGATTATTTGCGTTTTTGGTCTGCCGATAGATCTCCAGACGGGACAGCGCCTTTGGGCTGTTGTTGGTCTGGTTCACCGTTCGGCTGTTGTTGTAATAGTTGTTGACCGTGCCGGTGGACGGACTGCGGAACATGGCAGGGCTGATTTTGCTGACGCTGTCCGCAATGCCCGGTATCTTCTTCTGTGCGGCGGTGACGATAGAATCCGATACCTCATAGACCGCCTGCAGGGCTGCCTTCGTATTGTTCAGCATACCGACGCCGATGCCTGCCGGAATCCAGCGACCCACGTCTTTGCTCATACGCTTTGACGGGCTGTGGCTGTCCAGTCCCTTCTTACCGGTAAAGCCATCCACAATTCCGTCAACAAATCCGCTCACTTTGCTTTGCAGCCATCCAGCAGCGCCGGTGATACCATTCCAAATGCCGGTAACGATATTGTCACCGATTTCAAGCATTCTGTCCGGCAATTCTTCCAACGTATTTTTAATATTATCAAAAATACCCTCTGCCGCTTCTTTTGCTTTTGCTGGGGCAGATGTCGCAAAATCCACGATTTTTTGAAAAGCACCAGAGAAAAATTCGCCGATTTTTCCGGGCAATGCCTGAATCGTTGCAATAATGTTGTTCCAAATGTTTGACGCTGCTTCTTTTGCTTTTGCCGGTGCATTTTTCGCAAAATCCACGATTTTCTGAAACATTGCTCCGACAAAATACCCTACCTTATACGGCAAATCTTGCAACCCGTTAACAATAGCATTCCAAATGTTTGACGCTGCTTCTTTTGTTTTTTCCCAAACATCGGAAGCCCATTGTGCAATCTTATCAAACATTCCAGAAAAAATTGCTCCCCATGTTTCAAATAGCGTCGTCTCAAATGATACAATGCCGTCCAAGATTGCTTTTAAAATATCAATGCCCAATTGCAGCCAATTTGTTTGCTGTACACCATTCACGATTGCGGAGACAAGCTGCGGGATTGCAGCAACCAGCTGCGGAATCGCAGCAACAAGTCCTGTCACGATACCGCCAACAAGCTGAATTGCCGCAGTAATCAGCTGCGGTATGCTATTCAGCAATGTGTTCTGCATCCCGGTAAGCAGTTGAAGAGTCGCCTGCAGGATCGCAGGAAGGTTCTGGATCAATCCCTGCACCAGTCCCATGACAAGATCAATGCCAGCCTGCACCAGCTGTGGCAGGCAGTCCAGCAAGCCCTGCACCAGGCTGTCGATCATCTCCAGAGCAGCGTCCAGTAATGCCGGCAGATTCTCCAGCAAGCCGTTTACCAGTTCCAGAACGATTTTAACAGCAGCGCCCAACAGTTCCGGCAAACTTTTTATCAAGCCGTCACACAGCGACTGGACAAGCTGTACTGCCGCATCGATCAGAGCCGGGAGATTCTGTACCAGCCCCTGCACCAATCCGTCTACCAGCTGCAGAGCCGCTGCAATCAGTGTCGGCAATGCAGAGATCAGACCGCTTGCCAGTTTCGACACAATGTTGACCGCCATTGCAATCAACGCAGCAGCGTTCCCGGAGAAAAATGTCACGACCGCCTGCAGCAATGTGTTGACCGCCGCAAGGATTGCCGGTGCAGCCTGCTCAATGGCTACAATGACCTGCAGCAGTGCTGTCATAACGCTGCCGATCAGCATCGGTGCAGATGCGGCAAGATACTGTGCCAGCTGTGTGACAAGCTCCAGGAACGACGACACCAGAATCGGCAGCACGGTGGTGAGCAGCGGCGGCAGCAGCGTACCGACGGACTGCACCAGTGTCATGATCAGGCTGTTGAAACCGTCCAGCAGATCCGGCAGGATGTTCGGCAGCTCTGTGGTCATAGTCACCGCCAGCTGATGCACCAGCTCTTTCACCTTGTTCAGAGCCGCCGACAGACCGCCAGTGTTAAAGGCGTTGACAATGTCGGTGGCAGCCTGCACCGCTGTTTTCGCAGCCGGTTCCAGGTCTGAGCCGATCGCAATGGCAGCACCCTCGGCAGCGGACTGCAGCAGCGTAACCTTGCCTTTCAGATTGTCCAGCTGCGTGTCCGCCATTTTGGACGCAGCGCCAGTGCTGTTTGCAATGGTTTGCTGCAAATTGTCCCACGTGTCGCCGGTGTTGGCAAGCAGAGAATTGACTGCTGCGAGGTCGGTCGTGTTAAAGATCGAGCCAATGATATTGTCTTTTTCAGCGGAGGTCATCCCGTTCATACTGTTGTTTAAGTCGCCCAGTATGTCGTTCAGTGACCGCATATTCCCCTCGGAGTCGTAGGTTGCTACGCCCAAACCGTTGAGGCACTCTGCCGCAGTGTCCGTTGGACTTTGCAGCGACAGGATGACGTTTCGGAGGTGCGTGCCGCCCTCGGCGCCTTTGATGCCGTTGTTGGCTAAGATGCCGAGTGCAGTATTCAGTTCTTCCGTTCCGCCTCTGATAGACTTGGCGGTTGCACCAATGGTCAAAATACCCTCGCCCAACTGTGCAACTGATGTATTGGTGGTTGATGCCGTCTTTGCCATCTGGTCAACCATCTTTTCGGATTCATCTACGCCCATGCCAAGGGCGGACATGGCATCCGTTACCATGTCAGACGCAGAAGCAAGGTCTATTCCGCCTGCTGCAGCAAGATTAAGCACCGTCGGCAAAGTGTCGCACATCTGCTGCGTATCATAACCGGCAAGGGCAAGATAATTCAGCGCATCGGCGCATTCGGTCGCAGAAAACGAGGTTTCAGCACCCATCTGCTTTGCCAGTGCGTTTAGGGTGTCCATGGTGTTGACGCTTTGACCGTCTACCTTAGACATTGCATCTTTGGCAATGCCCATCGTAGACTGCACCTGTGACATGGAGGATTCAAAATCGCTGTAGCTGCTCAGCGCGGCCTTGCTGACAGCAGTGCCAGCAGTTGCTGCTGCGACGGTATACGCCCCGAATGCCTTTACGCCGGTCTCCACGCCTTTTGCAACGCCGCTGCCTGCCGCCTTCGCCAGTTTGCTGAACTTTCCGGAGCTGGACTCCGCCTTGTCCCCGGACTTTTCGATGCTGTCTCCGGCTTTGGCTGCACTGGATTCCAGCTTTCGCAGATCCTGCTCCGTGGCAATGATCTCACGCTGCAGTCCGTCATACTGTTCCTGTGTGACTTTGCCGCTGCCCTTTTTCAGTTCCTCCTCGGCTTGCTGTGCGGCAAGCTTCATGGTTTTCAGCTTTTCCCGTGTGTCAGAGATCGCACCGGCAAGCAACTTTTGCTTTTGTGCAAGCAGTTCCGTGTTTTTGGGGTCCAGTTTCAGCAAGCGGTCAACGTCCTTCAACTGAGACTGGGTGTTTTTGATTTTGCCGTTGACACCCTGCAGTGCCTTTTGCAGACCGGTGGTATCGCCGCCGATCTCCACGGTCAGCCCCTTGATTCTGCTTGCCATTCTCTCACCCCTTAAAATTGATCGAAATCTTCCTGTGTCGCAGTGTACTGATACTTGAAATCATCGTTGCCCTGCTCCGTGAACATATCCTCTACCAGCCCGATCGTCAGATACTGCAGGTCGTTGATGGAGATGCCGACCTGCACGCACCGCAGCAGAAACAGCGGCGTTGTCATTTCCCTGTCAATCGGGCGAGATCTTTTTTTGACTGCACCTGAGTCTCCATGTTTGCCGCCCACAGATCCAGCAGCTCCGGCAGCACCTCATAGATGGAGAACGTGGAAAAGCCGTCCAGCCACTCGTCCGGCGTGTTGGGAACAGACGGGTCGGCGTGCTTTGCCATCACATAGGCGATGTTCTCGAAGATTTCCAGGTGATCCAGCACAATGGAAGATTCCGCAGTGCTGTTTTCTCCGGCATCCTCTTTTTCTCCGGTCTCCTCCGAGGCTTTGATGTCTGCCTGCAGTGCCAGCAGATCCCGGAAAATGTCCCGGCGGAACCGGATGCGGTACATCCGGGGAACTGCCGCACTCGCCCGGAACTGCACCTCTTTTCCGTCAATGATGATCGACTTGGTAATTGCCATTGCTGTCCTCCTTATTCTCCGGCAGCTGTCATCTGCACAGAGCTTGACAGATCCGGCATATACGGCTGCTTGAACCAGTTTGCGTATACAGTGGCATCGGTCTTTTCACAGGACTTCGCCTTGACCAGACCGTTGACCAGAGAAGAGGCAGTCAGCGACAGGGATTCTGTCTTGACTTCCTTGGATTCCTCCACCGTGCTGGATTCCGTGTTGGGACGAGATACGGCACAGCGGTGGAACACATGGCGGATCTTGTTCTTGTCTCCGGTAAACTCGAAGAACAGTGCAAACTCCGAGGTCTCCGCATCGGCGGATTCCACCAGAACGCCCTTTGCGTCCAGCTTTTCGCCCAGGATCTCTGTTGCAAATTCCGTAGTGACCAAAGCAATCTCCAGATCGCCCTCATAGCCGGAGTTGTTGGACAGCACATAGTAGACCATGTCATCCGCATAGAAGTTTTCGTTTTCACCGTTGGCATCCAGCGACAGGTTTACTGCACCGGGCAGTCTCTTGACGGTGTCGTAGATCGGCATCTCGTCCTCGTCATAGCCTGTGATCTTCGCCCAGTGTACGTTTTTCAAGCCAAACTTGACTTTGTTTTTTTCCATAGCCATAAATATACAAGCCTCCTGCTGCAATTATCGGATTCTCATACTTCCATCTCGTAAATCACTTCATACAGTCTTTCCGATTCGATATAAGATTCCGTTTTCGTGTAATAGATCTCGTGCCGGGTCAGCACTTCCTCCACCCGTTCTTCCAGTTCCGGCTGCTTTCGGTCTGTGTACAACTCCACGTCCAGCTGTTTGAAACTGAAATACGCCACATCATCCGCTGAAAACGTCTCCTCTCCGGGAGAGGGAAACAACAGAAACGGCGGCGGTGGACTTTCACCCTCTGCGAAATGATGATAGGCGAACGGCAAGCCGATCTCCTGCACCATCGCTGCAATTTCTTCGTAAGTCATGACATCGCCTTTCGGATCAGTTCTTCCAGCACTTCTTCTCCGTGATCTTCTGCCGGTGCAATATGGGGACGTGCCGCCACACGACCGCCGCCACGCTTGGCATGTCCTTTTTCCAGAAGGTGTGCGATCTGATAGCGGCTTTTGGAATGCACAGTCATCTCAATGGAATGGCTGCTTTCGCCAGTCTTTTTCACTGCCCAGCTTTTCGCATACTCGCCGGTGCGTTTCGGTGCATTTGCGGCGATCTCTTTTTTCACCTGTGTGGCAGTTTTCCGGACTGCCTTTTTCATTTCCGCATCCGCCAGCTCCACATACTCCTCCAGCCCTTCCATCACCGCCGCTGCCAGATCGTCAATATCCACATTGCTCATCACATTCCACCAGCCTTTCCTGCTGCGACACCGCCGTGATCTGCACCAGATCGCCGCTGGTGTAGTACGGCATCACACCGGTAATGTTGTAGACCTTGCCGCCGAACAGGATCCGGTGGCGGTTGCTGCACAGTACCGCTGTCGTGGCACTTTTCAGCACGATTGCTTTCATCGTCTGCCGCATGGACGTAACACCCGCCTCTGTTCCCTCCGTGGATGCAGTCATTGTCACGTTTGCCCACAGCTCCAAAAAATCCGTCCATGCACTGGTGTGGTTGCCGATGCCGTCTATCGCCGTTTCATTGCGCTGTATGGTAATGCGCTGATTGCGTTCAGCAATAGATACTGCCATATCAGATCACTCCCTCCCGCTGCGCAAAGAGCATTGCCCGCAGCGTCAGCAACAGGCTGTTGTGGTTTGCCTCCTCACGATGCGTATACAGGTAGGCGACAGCGTACAGCGTTGCGGTGTGGCAGGCTTCCTCCTGCTCGTACCGCTCCGCTGTCACTCTCCCAACATCCATCACCATCTGCGATGCAGTCAGCATCAGGGACTCGATCAGGGCATCATCTTCGCTATGCTCCACACGGAGATAGTTCTTTGCTTCTTCCAGCGTCACCATACAAAGCACCTCCGTTGCTTACTTCACTGCCAGCAGCTTTACTGCCTCCGGCAGGATCAGCTTGCCGTCCAAACGCTTGGATGCAAGGAATCCCACCTGTCCGGTCATGGAGAACAACTCGTCCAGACGCTTGAAAGTCACGCCCTGCCGGTCGCCGATCCAGTAGTAACGGAAATCGCCGAAAGCAATGCCAGTCTTGCCGGATGCCAGAGCCGGAATGTAGCTGGAAGTCACATACGGGCGGTTCATGATCATGTCCGGCACGCCGGCAACCACAGACGGCTGCCAGATGTACTGACCGGTCGTATCCTTGACCTTGCGCAGCGCCTTGATGGTAGCGTCATTCATTGCCCATGTGGCACTCTTGCGGTACGGAGATTTCAGGCTGTAATACAGTTCCAGCATGTCGTCAAATGTGATCGTGGCAGATGCAGCAGTCACACCGGTGCCTGCACCGCCGGTGGCGTCAAAAATACCGGTGGGCTTGCTCTTGCCGTCGCCAACCCAGAACGCCTCTTCCTCCTTTGCACCCAGCCGTCTGCCGAACTCCTTGGAGATGTATGCTTCCAGATCAAAAGCAGAGTCGTGCAGCAGTTCTGTGGAAATCTTCAGCGCCGTACCCAGTTTGTATGCACCCAGAGACTTCTGACCAAAGGTGTCATCGGACAACGGGAAAGTGCCCTCTTCATCGATCCACGATGCTTCGCCCTTGTCGCTGACAATGGGAATCTTCCGGTCGCCGGATGCGGTGGTGATCACAGTCGCCAGCGTTCGGAACACGTTCTCCTCTTCCAGCGCCTCGATCAGCTGACGCTCGAACTCGTCCGGCACCAGATAGCCGCCCTCAGAATCCGTTCCCACCTGCAATGCATTCTGCACCGCAGCGGTATGGTTCTTGTTTCGGACAGAATTCCAGAACGCTTCCCTGTACTCTGCGGAGGCAGTTCCGGTTCCTGCGCTCTTTGCATTTCCCGGCACGCCCAGAATCGGAGCGCCGGACGCATTCAGCACACCCTCCATCTCATTGGCACGTTCCAGACGGGCGATGTCTTTGCCGAGGTCGGTCAGTTCCTTTTCCATCGCATCATAAGTCGCCGCATCGGCTTCACTCATTTTGTCATTGTGTGTCTTGGCGTCCAAGAATTCACGTGCAGTATCCCACTTTGCAGCACGCTCCTGCCGGAGCGCTGTCAGGCGCTGCATTCTTTCTGTCATAGTCATTCGCTTTTCCTCCTTACGGCTTCAATAGATTCAGACGTGCACGCAGCTGTACAGCGTCCACGGTCTTGTCGCTTTTGCTCTGCCCCAGCTTCGCCAGAAACGACTGTACCATGCGCTTCCGCGAATATGCCTGTGCAGGGGGTTCTTTCTTGTCGGGGTCGTCCGGCTCATCCGGTTCTTCCTCCGGCTCTTCGTCGGGTTCGTCCGGATTCTCTTCCGGTTTCTCTTCGGGGACATCCTCTTCCGGTTCTTCCTCCGGCTTTTTGTCCAGATCGTCCTCGGCAAACAGGATGCCGTCCACGAATCCCAGCCGCATTGCCTCGTTGGCATTCAGCCATGTTTCCGCATCCATCATCTTTGCCAGACGATTCCGGGAAAGCCCGGTCTTTGTCACATAGGCGTTCAGGATGGATTCCTTGACTTCCTCCAGCACAGCGATCGCCTGCTCCATGTCCTTTTTCTCGCCGGCTGCCATAGTGGACGGATTGTGGATCATCAGCATTCCCACCGGACTGATCAGAGTAGTGTCCCCTGCCATTGCCACCACCGATGCGGCAGAAGCAGCGATGCCGTGAATTTTCACGGTGACCTTTCCGGCGTGATTCCGCAGCATGGTGTAAATCTGTGCCGCTGCGAACACGTCGCCGCCGGGCGAGTTGATCCAAACGGTCACATCTCCGGTGTGCTGTTTCAGCTCTGCCTGAAAAGCCGCCGGTGTAACATCGTCCTCGAACCAAGAATCCTGTGCAATCGCACCATCAAGGTACAGATCATGTTCCGCTCCCGCCTCGTTTTTCATCCATTTCCAAAACCTGTTCAATTGCTTTCACCTCCATTTGCAAACGCTCCCGCTTCCTGCATTTTTGTGAAGCTGCCGTTTACCAGATACAAATCTCCGCCCTCTTCTGCCGGAATCAGATTGTCGTCCTCACGCTCCCGAATGTCGTTGGCAGACATCCAGCCGTTCTGCCGTGCAGTGGCATATCCCTGCATCCGGCTGTTATAGTCGCCCCGGAGCATGCCGTCCACGTTGAACTTTGCAAAGTATTTCCCGGTGTCCTGCGACAGGAGCAGGGAACGCTGAATCTCCTGCTCCCATCGTGTCAGCCACGGCATCAGCGTATACTGGACAAATTCCAGCGACTGCTGCTCGATGTTGGAAAACGTGGCGTGATCCAGGTCGCCGATCATGTGCAGCGGTACCCGGTATAGCCGGGCGATCTCCTCGATCTGAAACTTCCTTGTTTCAAGGAACTGGCTGTCCTGCGGTGTCATGGAAATGGGCTGGTAGTCCATGCCCTCTTCCAGCACGGCGGTCTTGTGGGAGTTCCCCGCTCCGCCGTATGCCTTTTCCCATGCGTCACGCACCTTCTGGGGGTCTTTCAATACACCCGGATGTTTCAGCACACCAGATGGACTGGCTCCGTTGGCGAAAAAGCTGGAACCATAATCATCGCAGTCCAGTGCCAGACCGATGGCGTTCCGTGCCAGAGCGATGGGAGAATATCCTACCAGGTAGAGTAGGGAAAAGTCGCCTTGCAATATTTCTATTGTAGGTTTACTTATCCCTCTCCCCAAACCGTGCTTACACCTCTCGATGTACACGGCTTTCCATTG